GTAACGGTAAGGTCGTGTGACGAACGTTTTCTCCATAGGTTTGGAGGTCCTTGAGGTTTGAACAACCTCTTCGGAACGTTCGCGCTCGTGATGCCATTGCAAGTATGCTCCATGAGCACACTTGTTAAGCCTCTTTTGGTCCTTGCGGACCAATCGAGCACGAGCCACCCCAGAGCAAACTAGGACGCCAACGGAATCGACGTCCCAACCGCCGTGAAACCTCTTATCGACGAATTTGGAGTACTTTTTCCAAATATCGAAGTAATTGGGATCACAGCCTATGCGGTTGCCCATCAATGACCACTTGCGTAGTTGATTCAAGAAGTGAATCAGACGCTCCTGGTTATCGATAGGTTCCCTAACATAGAAGGGAGACACATCCTTACCACAGTCATAGTGCTTACCACATGACTCGCGGAATGTTCCTTTCCAATGGGATTTCTTGGTGTTAATCAAGAACCCAAAGTAGTGGAACACCCGAGCAAGCAAGGGCGCAACTTTTGTCGGTGCGATGATATCGTCACCGTAGACTGATATTGTGCCTTTTGTTCCAGTCAAGTAACATACGGCCTTAGTAAGAGCATAGAAGATGAGAGTCTCTAGCTCGAACGTAAAGCCGTTACCCATGCTGGAAAACATGTTGAGTGGAATCCATTCGTCCCTTACATAGGTTCGTTTGGATCGAACACTGTCAAGTGCCCAGAACCACTCAAGCGGTAGTAATCTCTGTACAAGCGATTCAGATAACGTATCTGACGCCGAACTGAGATCCAAGGTCGCAAGATCGCGAGCATCAGGGTAGCCTTTCGGGAGAGATCCCTTATAAGCCAAATCCTGATTCTTGGTTTGATCACGTAGATCAATACCAACCTTCCGCAAACATCTGCGCAGGTATAAACCTAAACCTCGCTGGATGTACATGTTAAGATCGGGCTCCTTACAGGCGCACCGATCTATCTCGGCAGTCTTTGGCACGGTGAAGAGGACGTTACCTTGAACTACCTCAGGCTTGAAGCCATAAGGGAAGCTCAAGAAAGTCCAAAGCTCCGAATTGAGCACGAAGGATTGTGCCCATTCCATTGCCTCAGACGTAACGCTCGCTTGGTCCGTGAACTTTCGGGCCAATGCACCAGGCTCTCGACGGATGGTGACACTTGCACCATTAGAGAAGCAACCACGAAGGCGCTCCTCATCAGGTTTATCACCTATGAGAGCTCGGATAACCCGGGCTGCCACTTCGATGACTCTCTCACTAGACGCAAAGCTAAAGTTAGCTTCTAGTCCGTAAAAGAGCCGTAGATTCGTAGCGGCGTTCCTTCGTTCCATGCCGAGCCATTTGTCAATGGCCCGGTCACGACGTTGGTCCGCAGGATCCGTGTTGGGTCCTACGAATTTAGAGAGCCATTCATTCTTCAAGTACTGAAGTTTAAATGTATTCTCTTTGCTGCCTAAAGAGTCAAGCAGCGCCGAGAAATCGGTAAGTACCGACTCACCAACGAACGGATGGAGGTGTCCCACAGTCTTTTTAGATCTGTGTTTTACCATCGTTTCTACCCCTTTCGGGGGTTAGAGGCCGAGTAGATACGCCAGCAAGTACTGGCGAATATCCAGTCCAAACACCGGAGACCTAACGGGGTTGATAACCCCATCAGGCTCAGGTGTTTCGCTGACCTGCTGGCTCGTGAGGAGGGAATCCCCCCAGAGGAGCATCACCGTGAACACCGCCAAAATGGCGGCAAATTTCACAGTGAGTCCGGCAAGTCTCCAGAGGTGCATCAATACACGCCCTGGAGCTTGACGACAGCATCGTTGACCAGAGTTGCGGAAGGATCGAGAGAGTTGGCAAGCATGCCAACAATATCATTCCTCTCGGCCTCCGAACTCGTGGAGTCAAACGTGAAAGTCAAGTCAGCGTACGCCGTCCTGACCACGACCGGGGTCGAAACCCCGTTAATGGTTTGAGTTTGGACGACAGGGACTGCCATCGTCATCCGAGCTTTGTGCTTCTGAGAAGGAAGCACCTTGGACGAGATGGTAACACGGCTATTGCCGATGGGAACACCAGTCGTTTCCACCACGGTACCGACATTGTTCTTGTCGATATCCAGCGGAACGAAGGTGTGAGCCACGGGTGTGGCTTGGCGGTCGTTGACGACCAGGTTCTGAAGTTGAGGCATCAGATTTTTGCCCTTCGATAGAGCTTGCGCTCACCAATGGCTACGGGCCATCACCGGTAGTTCGCTACAAGGAGTGCAATCGCATTCTCGATGTGGCGAGTTGTGAAAGGTGACTTAATGTATACCCCTGACCAAGGCCAGGTAAAGTATACAGTTCGATTCAAACCCAAATACTTGCAATCAAGCCGCCATGGCTTGATTACTCTTGGGTCCCCGTAGGGTCGGAATGTGCTGTGAATCTTACCAGCCACTCTGATTGATCGAGAGCCACCTTGAAAGTCCAAACCTAAGGGAGCGGTTAAACCCCAAAGCGCGTTACCGATTGGCAAGAACCAATCGACAACAAAGCTGAAAGGTAACAACTCCCATGCGATCGCAGCAGGGTTTTCAAGCCCTAAAGCGACTGCATTCCGTAGCTGTTGGTCATTAACTCGACCGTAAAGACGGCAAGTCACGGACACAGGTACGGAAGCGTCTACATCGAGAAACACTCGGTATGAGGCTTCCCGACCGGTGGTTGCGATATCGTAAGATCCCGCAACACGTCTGGTCACGTGTATCAGGTGAGGTTTTGCAACCTGTCCCTGAAGAATTTGGTAACCAGTGTAGACGTCTTGTAGAAGGGGCTTCCACCCATACTGGTATGCGAGCCACGCCTCCGAGATAGTTTTCGGAAGTCGGCGCAGTCTGCGCACACCTAGTGCAGAAGCAACACCAGAGAAATCACCCCTCCTCGCAGCGCGATAAGCGCGGAAGAAGGTGGACGCGGTAGATGCGATCTCATGAAGGGTTTCCCTCGTTTGACCGACATCTTCACCTAGTCCTATCTCGCCTCGCCTAAGCTTGTTAAGGGCTTCGGTTTCGGCGCGAGTGATCAGGTTGGAAATCACCAAGTTAGACTTGATACCCCCAGTTCCCGTGTTAAAGATACGAGAAATGGGATCCCAACCAAAGGGACTGCCATCATTAGCTACCGCGAATCCGCGGTGACCAATGAAATATCCACCCCAATTGGGGTAAGATGAGCAGTCACCTTCCTCGGTGACGACCTTAGCGATACTACGAGTGTAGTTCGTTGCGGGACGCCACCCATCAACTATGTGCGTTCGCACAGTCGTTGATTTGATGTTCATCGACTCACGAGAGTTGATCCACTGGAATCCCATGCTACCATAGGGGTTGTAAGCTTCAACCGCCTTCCGGTAGACATTGTTTCCCGGTGTCAACACAAAGACAGAGTCTTTGGTGAGTTTGATGATTTTCCTTCTCATGGCTAAACTCCTTACGGAGCACGCCATGGTGGTCCGATTTGGACTACGGCAGGTTCATCCTGAGGGCATCATGCCCAAACAGGTTCCCG